TTATCGTTTTGGCTGAATTTGTAGTCTGTCCAGTTGCTGGTGTGTGTTGTGGTATCAAAGTCATAACCACCTACACCATCTTGTTGTAAAACTAGTAAAACACCACCACCTGTGCTGATGTTACTTAATGTTATGCCTGTAATATCGTCAACAAGTGTTGCTTTATGAATTGTGCCTGAACTTACGTCAAAACTAACATTAGCACTAACATTTCCGTTGTCTACTACAGTTTCCTGAAACTTTACTAATGTCAGATCATCTAATGTTTGCTCAAAACCAAATACACCAGTGCCTGAATCGTATGTTATAGGACTGGTATTACTGAATAATGTTCTTATGCTGGTATTATCTATACCCACAAAGGTGAATACACCGTTTGCGTTGCTGTAACTTAAACTTCCATGGTCATAACCAGTATCTACTACACTTAAGGCAGTTCTTACAGCACTATTACTAACACTAGCCGTTTCTGCTACTGTGACAGTGGTATTAGGGCTTGTAACACTGATATCTGATGTGCTACTGCTAAGAGTAATTGTAACGTTGTTTTCGTCAGTAACTGTTATGTTACTGGGTGTATTAGTAACTGATATATTACTTAAGGAAGTTGTTGCTGTTATGTTAGCCAATGTATTCTCCTTAAGATGTTAAACTTACAAATCCAGGTTCTGCCTCAATATTTGAAATTGGAACTTTACCTACTGTGGGATCAAATCTTTCCAGTATTACGTATCTGTGTTGATCTTTTTGCACCGGTGAATCATCTGTTTCCCATTGAAAACTGACAACTGTAGCAACAACATTAGCTCTAGTGCTGGGTAATACATTTCCTGTGTATCTTTCACTAGGAATAGTAAACTCAATTATACCAATATTGGCCTGTGTGTTACTAATATAAGTAGCGGCATCTATATTTGCTGTATTTGTAAAGTATCCTGAAACAGTTGTATCTGTTAGGTTCGGTTCACCTGTAATATTGTTGTAAGTTACACTATTCAGCACTATTGATTGATAATCAGCACTAAATGTATAACCAGATACATCTGCGTTGTTAAAATTGTATGAAAAAGTTTTTTGCGTTCTTGGGAAAGCCTCCAAAAACAATACGTTTGAAGCGCCTCCCAGATAGCTCTTAAAATCTAAAAAACGACCTGACATATTTTTCTCCTATAGGATTAGATTACACAAATGTATTTGAGTAAAATAAATTATTAGTCCTATGTATTTATCTGTTTAACTCAAACTCATGGTTCTTGTAGGTGTTGCCCATTCGTATCTGAATTTAACTGTGCCATCTCCACCATATGGAATACTGCTTTTTGCTTCTGTGATGATTAACTGATTCAGATAACCACCTCCACCGCCACCACCAGTGCCATGCTGACCTGGATATGCAGGAGTGGCAGTTATAACATTACCACTATTGTGTAGAGCACCATTACCGCCTCCACCTAGGCCTCCTAAACCTATGTAAAGTTCTACATTGGCAGGAAATTGGTTGATAGGTTGCACAGGAGCATGACCACCGCCACCGCCACCATATGCTGTTCCATCAAACCAGTATGTTCCACGTCCACCGTCGCCACCTTTACCAGGAGGTCCTTGTGTTGGAACACCACCAACACCGCCGTCTACACCGCCACCAGCACCACCGGCTCCACCACCTTCTTCATAGCCTCCACTGCTGGAACCTGTTGTATCTCTAAAACCTTCTGCGCCATCATTAACAATACTGGTGTTTATCCAACTGTTACCACTGTGATCACCAAAATCATTTGTGCCACTGGGTGCCGCAACACCTGTTTGTATAGCAGTATTACCACCATAAGCAGTATATGTAGTAGCCGCATAGGTAAAACTAGTGGTTTCACCATTATTTAAACGTTCAGCATCACTGGGATTGGCATTATTTACATTAGCACCGCCACCATTACCTACTGTAACACTCACATTGTTTACTCCTGCAGTAAGATTACCCATTATAACCAAACCTCCACCACCTCCGGATGCGGCTCTTTCCTCAACATGGCTTGTTGTTGTGGCACTAAAACCACTACCACCGCCTCCAACAGCCAAATAACTTAAATTTTTGCTGTTTGGTGATGTGCCTGAGTTGAATATATCCAGATAGTCTGTTTTTGTAGTTGTAACTGTTTTACCACCACCAACATCAACATTATTTGTTGTAAATTCATGTATTTTAAATGTTCCTGTGCTACTGTTAGCATCTGACACAGTTGTTTCTGTGCCTCCAGTTGCTGTAACAAACACATTAGCAACAAAACTTGCGTTACTGCTTGAACTTATAACTGTGGTGCTATCTGGTGTGCTGTATAACTGTAAATTAAAACTGCTGTTGTCTTTAATTACATTGTTAGCATAAAGTGGATTTAAATTTGCTGTATATTGTAAAAATGCATTACCTTCAGTATCTAAACTCACATTACCTGTTAAACTTCCTGAATTAAAATCTTCTGCTACAGCACCATTTATTCTGTAATTTAGTGTTATGTTTGGTCTGTTACTAGTAATAGTGTATACAACTATGGTGTCATTACTTATTAAACTGGGTGTTATAATAATGTTCGCAGGATCTACCTGCTGTGGGCTACCCGGCAGATCTTTGTTGTTAAATCCAAATTTACTGCTAAAAGGCATGTGTTACTCCGGTTTGGTAGGCCAAACTACATCATCTTTATCTGTTACATTAGGGTATGTGTTGGGTAAATCTCTCAATGCTTGTCTGTAATTTGCCCATTCTGTTTTTTTACTGCTACTTAGTGGACTGTCTGCCGCTTGTGTCCAATCACAACTGATTAATTCTGCTTTGCGTCTGGTTCTCATCCAGTGGTTTAAATCTTCCACTTGTGGACTGCTAACTACTGTTAAAGTGTCTAGATCTACACGTGAATTGACAACATCTGCTGTATAAACATCCAGTGCGGCCTGATTAGGAAACTTTGCTAATCTTTCTGCCAATAGTGCATCACTTATTTTTCTACAAATAATTATACTGCCTGTGTTTTTATCGTAAATAGTTTTATACATTATTCTATTTCACCTTTTGTTACTCTTAAAAACTGATATCCCATGTTAGCAATCTGTCTGGTTGCTGGTGACGTGGCTAAATCGTTATAACCTTCCAATTTAATTGTGGCATTTGCTGGTGTCATATCACTTGCGGCACCACCTGATCCTGCCAGTGTTAATTCCATTTTTTTAGCCAATGAAATACTGGTGGGAGGATTACCATCTGGAATACTGTTAAACTCCATGCTGGTCACAATAGTTTGTGTATGTGTAGCATTAGCATTTGCCCATACAACATCTACGTTTCCTCTAAGTCCATAATTGTATGCACTACCTGTGGCTGTTCCTGCCGGTTGTGCCACAGCCTGGAACTCATAGTCACCTAAATTAATACCTGTCAAATCATAAGTTTCTTCACTTAACAATAAATCGCTTTGGATTGCTACATTAAAATTACTTGTAGCATTTGCTATTGCAATATTGTTTGGATTATCTGCTAACTGAGTTCCTGCACCAAACACACTCATTACATCGTTATGAATTACATTTCCAAATACTGCTGGGTCTAAACTTAAATTACCATAAGATTGGTTAAATGCTTTTAATGGTAATATAGGGCCAATTATAGGTATAGTTGGTATGCTTACATTAGCAAATGGATTTGTTTCTGTCACTGTGGGACCACTATACACACTATCTGCATATTCCATTCCCACTATCTGGAATGTCAAAGCACCTAATTCATCTTCTTGCTCTCTGACTCTCATCACACGGAATAGTTTATCTGTAAATCCGTATGTGCTGTTTGTGACTTTTATAACATCACCCACATCCACTTGCATAAAACTGTGATCGCCTGAGAACTCAATCACAGTATCCAGTCTGGTCTGATTAAGATCTATATTTGCAAGTATTTCAGCACTCATGTTGTTGTTAATCATGTCAATGCTGTATGTTAGTTTGTTTTCAGGCTCTCCTGTATTACGTTCTGCACTATCTATTTCTACAATTATTGTATTTCTCTGATCACGTATTTGTCTGTCGAAAAATTCTACTTCTACACTATTATACATCTGATACAAATCTGTATTTTGTATTTTTATAGGTGATACTATGTTATCATCTGTTGCCACAAAACAGTTTGCCTGATCAGGATATATTTTATTAGGTAAACCTTTGTATTTGCCCTGTTTGCCATCAAAGAACATATATGCTCCTGAGGCCATCATCAATCTGTCAATATTTGTGCTGACATCATTGGCTGTGCTCAGTGTTCCGTTTATTTCGTATCTGGGTTGTGTGCTACTACCACCTCCACTGGGTGTATAAGTTATAGTTTCATCTCCATAACCGCCCACTGTGGTGTTACCTGCACCTGTAAAACTGCTTATGTCAATAAGACTATTTGCTATACCGGCGCCATATCTGCTGTTAGTCATATAGTCTACAATTACAGATCCTGTAGATCTTAAAGTGTTACGCAGATCAAATGTAACAGGTTCTAATGCTGTTAAGCCATTCTCTGCATCATAATCCATTTGCACAATAGCAAACACCATGTCATCTGCTCTGTAATGAGGTGTTCCTAAACTGATCCAGTTAGGCATCATAGTTGTAGCCGCTACTGCTGTTGTGCCGCCTCCTGGCACAGGAAATATCTGATCAGATGCCTGTGTGCTACCTGCATATACTCTGAGACGAAGTTTACCTGACCAATCTGCACTACTAGTTCCATTTGCATCAAAGAAACTTTGCACTATGTGAGCATTTGCTCCACT